GCATTGGCCGAAGCTGCCGAAATGGATGACGTAGAGCTTCCTGAGGAATTGGCAGCTATTCCCCTTATAGGAGATGTTGCCGGAGCGGTTTTGGAAGTATTCAATGACCTTGGAAATGTGGGGGCAGATATGTCTCCACAGGTTCGAGAGCAGTCCGAAGACGTAATAGTTGCAGCGGTGATTGTTGGGCAAGTCGCCTTAGCTGCAACATCAATATCATCAATAACAAGAAAGTAAAAAATGCAATTTATCAAAGCCCTATTTAAGGACATAATCGATCAAGCCTGGACACTACTTGGTATGATAGTAGCGTGGCTTGTGCTTGAGGGGTCTGCTAAAGACCTGACAGGAACTCTTATCCTAATCACACTTGCCATTTGGATTGTTACATTTCCGCTTAGGTGGGAAAGGGAAGAAGATGCCTGAGCAGGGTAGTCGTGACTGGGTTGAAGTATTAGTAGCCATTGGACGCATTGAGGAAGGTATCAAAGGCTTGCGTGAGTCAATCGAAAGACTTGAAAAGAAGTCAGACGCTCAAGACAGCGAAATTCAGGAAATGCAGTTGGAAATCCAGCAGCTTAAAACTCAAAGAACAACCGTCAGGGAGAATGTAGCTCTCGCTATTTCAATCATTGCACTTATTGCTGCACTGGTAAGCGTTGTAGGCTTCTAAAACTACTCTTCGTCTCTTGGCGGAATCTCTTCAATTTTTGAAACGTAGAGTTCAATACAAAACTCACAAGTAGGAAGCCCTTCCGGGCATCCCCTATCGCAGTGTTCGCACCAATATTCTGTCTTGCCTTCGGCAAACTCAGCCACCGGCCACCCACACGCACAGACAAGTTGAATGATTGTTAGCTTGCCAGAGCCTTCATCAAAGAAGGATTCGATTAGATACTTTGGCTCATCTTCTAGCTCAATGGGTGGTTCAGGCTTTCTTGAAAACCATTTTCGTATTTTCCTGAACATCAGATTGACCTAGTAGTGGACGACCTCATCTTTGTAACGCCTCTTTGCCACTTTCCGCAGGATTTACATACGTAACGTTGGTAGCTGGCTGTGTTTGTGTGTGCTAAGCCACGAGCTATAAGTTTATCTTCCCCACAATTAACACAAGTATTTGGCTTGTTGTCGATAATTGCGTAGCTTGGGTGATTGCTAATCCAGGGCAATAAAATTTGATAAAGGTCTACCAGCAGGTTTACGTCTTGGATTTGGTAACGCTTCATTTCCTTCCAAGCAGTTTCATCGCCATCCATACACTTCAACCAAAGATCAAATCCGGAGTGCTTTACCTTCGAGCCAACTCCGAGCGTTTGTGCAACATAATCCAGCTTGTTGCTCGGGAACTTGAACTGACTTTTGACTACTCGCATAAGGTCAAGGTCTTTGTATGGGGATGGTGGAAGTATCTTGTTTTGAAGAAGCTCCCGCTTTAAGTGCTTGCTGTCGAAGTTCGCTGAGTTCCAGCCAATCACAATGTCGGCCTCATCCATCAGGCGAGCTACTTCTTTGAGCATTGCCTTCTTGCCGTCGTGGTGCACAGACTTAAAGATGACCTGCTTTTCGCCATACCAGCGAGCGCCGAAACAAATAACCTCAGTAGATTTGATTATCTGATTAATTGCAATATTTTGATTCCACAAACCCCATGTGTAGGTTTGCATGGGAGTTGTCTCCAGGTCTAGAAATAATATTTTCATAGCGCCCTAACTTTGGTTAGTCTAACTTTATTCCGTTTACCCAAGTTCGTCCAGCATCTCCGCCCCAAGCATCCCAGGCAACACGACCAGGGCTTGGATAGCCCTTTTCACCAGCACTAAAGCCCTCGGCGTTTTTGTCTACGGCGTGTCGGGCAAAGTAAGATCTCATTCTTGCAACGGTGTCTCTAGAAACAGAACCACCAGCAGCCAGCTGTGCTGCACGACGGCGACCAACAGATGTAAATCCATCTCCGGCCTTGCCCTCAGAAATCCATTTCAAGGCTCGTCTAGCCGCTGACTGAACGCCTTGTGGAACTTTATAAGTCTTCTCAGCCTCTTTGACTGTAATCGGAAGCTGCTTGTAAGCCTCGCGAGCATTTACGAGTCCTGGTGGAATCATGCTTAGACGGCAAAGACCGTTTTCCTGAATCTGAGCATCGATAAGAGTGCAAGCAATTCCATCGCCTTCTGGAACGTGGAACACACAGTTACCACACTTTACGCCAATTGGATAGTTGTCGGCATTTTCTGCTGGCGATTGATAGTCAATGTAAACACTACTGGTTGGGCTACCAAATTTTCCATACTCAGCGACAATCGAAGCCATGGCATCAACAAGGGCTTTTTCATCGCCCTCAATCTGGGCGTAAAGTTCTTCGTTCATTTTCTTTTTCTTTTTCTTTTCTTTTTAGTGCCATAGTAGCCTTCTGGCCACAGTGCTTGTCGCGCCCTAGTAGTAACTTCTGATTCTTGTCTTTCATCTCTTGGATGAGTCCCGCCTGGCGGAATATCCTCAGCAATCGAGAGGGCAACCATTTGCCTAATGGCAGCAGCTCTGCTGCTGTGACAAGTAATAATTTCGTAATCGGACTTAACTGTTGCCCACCCAGATTCACACTCGGGGTGCTTTTTACTTATGTAATAAGGCACTATTCGGGCCAGCCTTTCCTGAGCGTGGGCAAGTGGCGCACATTCCTTAGATAAATTATAGCGTGACGTGTCGCATCATTCGAGTGAGGATAGCCCCTTGTATAGACACCCAGATTCTTTAGGGCATCGTCGTCGCACAGTGGCTTAGAGCTGGGTGGTTGGAAGTGAATTTTGCTTCTGGGGTTCTCTAGCGCCTCTAGGGCCCCAATCACATAGGCTGGAGTTATATCTACGCCGTGGATTCCGGGCCTGAGGGTAAAGCTCTCACAGACTACAAAATCCCATTTATAGGTTGCCATCTTGTGCCACCGAAGAAAGCCCTTTAACCCATTACCAACCTGACTAGTTGCCAAAAGCTTTGGCTCTTTGCTGGGCACAAACTCAACTAAGCTGATTCCAGTTGTGCCCCCTGGATCAATCCCCAAAATTACTGGCATTATTTTTCCTTTGATTGTCTATAGTGGAAGCAAGCTTTTGCCAAAGGATATCTAAATCCTCTTTCAAATCTATCAGCGTGAAAATTAAGTGCGTCATTGTCTTTGATTACCTCCTCGTAGTTTGCGTCTTTACTAAATAGATTTTTCAACGAATCTCCTGTTGATTTGGGTTTTACTAATTCCTGTAAGTTTAGAAACCAAGCTTTGTGAAGTTCCTAGTAGCACAACTTGGTCGACCATATTCCAATCTATCTTCCCGCTGTTGAACTGAAAGATAAGGTCGCGAATCATCTCTAGCGTTGCTGGGTTAAGCTTGCCACCACTTTTACTGGTCTTGCCAGTAACCTTGCCAATCGCTAAATGGGTAATCTTGTTATGGGCCATCTTCTCTATCTGCCTATTTGAGAAAATCCCAAGCTCCGAGATTTCCTTAGCAAGTTCTAATATCTCGGCCTTTTCCATTGTGTCTGCATTTTTGTAGAGCTGGATTGATTTTGCAATCGCAATAACTACGTCGTGCTTGTTCAAATGTGTGCCTCCAATACCGTCTTAGAGCCTTCGACATAAACTCGCAAACGCCCCTGCGACCTCAGCGAGTCCAGCATTTCATCGAACTCACGCTTCTTCTTGTTTCCAAAACGCTTGAAGGCTTCGTCGTAGCGAACCTTGCCACCCTTGCTCGTCACAAAACTCTCCAGGCTGTCAATCTCTCGCTGCCAGTCAGACTCGCTAATCGAAGCAGCCATGCGAACTAGATTGGCAAACCAATTCTCTGAGTAGTGAATTGCAATTAGCATATGGTGTAGTTCAACTTGGTCTGACCTTTCGTTCATGGCAAGTAGCACTGCACACTTCCAGATAGATAGCGAAAGTCTCTGGCGAGATGGCTCAATCGAGTCCTCGTGGTCGTGACCCTCAACGAAGGTTCCCATATCCCACTTGTACTTATTGAATCTGTCTAGAGCCTCTTGACTTAATCTCATTGGCCTTGGGAATGGCAAGCCCTTCTTCTCCCAGTAGGCACGAGTCTCATAGACCTGGCGAATCATTGACTCCATCTCGTGATCCATAGCAACGGCAGTCTCCTGCTCTGGTGCTTGCTCAACCGCTTCTAGCTCAAAGGTTCTCTCTGGTGCATCTGCAACTACGTAGAGGAACCTAGCTAGGAATCCGGAGCGGAAGTAATCAACTGTCAGAATCTCAGAAACCTTGCTGGTGATACCCATAAGGTACATAATGAAGTTTGTCTCAGCCCTGTCAGTCTGAACAGCAGACATAGCGCTCTTGCCACCAGTGGAACGTATCACAACTGGTACGTGGCCGTCATAAAGCTCAGTGAACTGGTCGGCAGCAGTGGCCATGTAAGTCTTGGTAATAAACTCTTTGAACATACCCTGGACTTCATCGCGGTGGAATAAAGATGTCAGCTTGTCTCGACCAGATAGGTGCTTGACCAAACCCTCGGCAGTTACGTTGGAACCAATGTCAATCTGGTGCCCTGCATACTTTTCATAGGTTCTGATACAACGAAGCATAAGCTGTCGGCTAGTTGATTTACGGCTAAGGGTTGTCTCACCAAGCAGCATAAACCACAGGTTGAGTCCTAGCTTGCCGTACTTTGGTGTGCCGTAACCAGCGTCGGCAAACACGCACGAAAGGATTGTAAAGGCTGAGGCAATCTGATATTCAAGTGCTCCATCAGTTTTCTTGCGAGCCCAGGCAACATATTTGTCGATAAATGTTGGGATAGCTGCAACTTTATTACGCTCTTGTTCTGTCAAGAAATCAATCTTGCGCTCAGTGCCTTCTATCTTTGCCTCTGGCAAGCTATCCATCTGCGCTGGGCTATCTGGAATCAAGTAAGCCTGGTGTGCCCTAAGCACATCACGCCATAGGTCGCCATCTGCATCGGGGCGCTTGGGTCTATCTGGCCTGTGGTACTTGTTGCACTTGGCGTTCTTTGCTACAACAAAAACTTCTTCTGGTGTTAGTCCGGCACGGAATAGCTCAAGCTCCAGTCGCCAAAGCATTTTGGAAAGGTCTGCATTTGGCATTGGCTCGTCCATGTACAAAGACATAATGTTTGCATCAGCTGGAATCTTTGCAAGCACTTTGATAATCTCTGGAGTCTGTTCTGGCATTGGCAGCGTTGTTGGCTCTGAGATTGCATCAACTTTTATATCTGCGTAAATCTCTTCAAGCTCTTGAATTGTATAAACCAAACCAGAAGGCTCGGCCACGACCTCTTGGGCTGGCGAATACTTGGTGTTCATGGAGCCAGGAACACGCAAGAGCTTCGTGGGATTCCAACCCGAAAGGTCACAGCCTTGCTCTTTGTGTGCGTAAGCTATCTTCTTCGATAACAACGCAACCCTCTGTGGATCGTGGGGCTTATCCAGGAGCCAGTATGTGTGCCACCTATCCTCAGAAGTCTTAACTACAACGCTTGGCGGAAGCCTAAAGTGCTTTGGGTTGCAAGTGTCTGCATCTGCATACGCAACCTGCACAGACTTGGCGTTTTCCCTAATGCGTCGTTCTTCGTGGAAAAGAATTGGAGAGAAGTAAACATCAGTTTGGGATTTGGAGTTGGCATACTCTGACATCTCATCAAGCTCGTCAGGGTAGCTAAAAAATTTCTGGACGGTTGGATTACCCCAAGCGTCTTTCGTAACGATAGTTGCGTAACCACCGGCCTCACCTAGAATCCCCTCTAGGAAGTCCCTCATCTCCAAAATAGTTTCCTTTCTCAAAACTAAATTAAGTGCAGATACTAGCACCTAATCGTGCCCCCCGATGGAATCGAACCATCGTGTAACCGGCTGGAGAAAGGAGAGAGAGAAAGCAGATAAGCACCAGCGGGGGCTTGTTGTGCGGTTATTTGGAGACGCACCCCTCCATTTGGGTTATTCGACCCAGACTGACTCTGTTGCGCCCATGGCTTTGAGATTGTCTGCGGCTGACTTCACCCTGTTGAATCCAGCAACCTCATTGGCAGCTGGGTAGTCACCCTCGGCCTCACGCACTTTCACGCGAACGCTCAGTGGCTTACCAAGGACTTCATTGATTTCAGGGACGGAGAACTTGCCCTTGACCTCGTAGCCGAGAGCTGAGAAAAAGCTCTCGAACTTCCAGAAGTCTCCAGCAACATACATTGGGATGTAGCTGAATACACGACGGTTCTCGTAAGTGCCATCGCTAACTCGGAACTGAACGTTCCAGCGTGGCTTACCTGCGTTGGGGCCAGACTTGACTTCTTCCGCCTTGATTTCAAAAACTGTAGCGGTGTAGTTGCCAACTGGCATTGGTTCGATTGGTCCGTTGTTGTTACCGGACGATGGTGTGTAGTCCTTTGGGACTTCTATTGTGAAGCTCATTTTTTAGCCTCTCCTATCTTGTTGATTGTGTCGATTATTTTCTTCATACTTGGCTCATACATTTTCGATGGCAAGCCAAATCTATTTCCAGATACTAGTCGCTCTGAACCCTGCAAGTGAATGACACGCTTGGTTACTTCGTCACCCTTTTCAGAAGTCATGTAGCCAATAATGTCTGGAATTGCAGGAAGGGTGTTTCGGGTTGAGCCGGAGAGCATTGGAATGGTTTTGACCGCACCAGTCTGCTCATCCTTCTCGTCTTGTGCGTGAGCAATAAAGATCGATAAGAATGGTGCGTGGTGCATTCTTCTTACTGCTTGATTTGCCCACTCCTTCAAATCGCCCCACTTACCAAAGCGGTTGTTGCGATTCTCTGGCTTTTCCTCAAACACCTTCTCGGCTCTATCCATCGCTACGCCAAGCGTATCGATAATGACCGTCTTGTATTTGTGGTCAGTTGTGAGAAGACCCTCTAGCACAGAATCAAGTTGTGCGTGAGTGTCTACCTGGATTACATCTACGTTCTTCCAGTCACGAGCGATTGCTGAGGCTCCGCCTTCAACATCCACAAGTAGAACTGGAGAGAACTGCTCTAACTCGGAAGCGGAAGCCGCCAGCCAAGTCTTTCCATTCTTAGGGTCGCCGTAAATCAGGATTGACTTTGGCACATTCAGTGCCTCTGCCTTCTTGATGAACTTGGCAAACGCTAATTCAGGGAACTTTGTGTCTGTCATTTTTTCTCCTTGTTTATTGTGCTAAATACCAATTGCACACTTGAAGCAGTCTGCATTTCTCTCTAGCGAATCTAACTCTACTCCGTTTTGCAAATTTGTCCACAAGTTTTCTAGGCGTGTCCAAACTGCGACTGCAAGTTCTTCTGAGTATTCAAATGTGTAGTTCCAAACATCGGCCTCGGTTGTGCCGTCTCTGTTGATGAACACAAGACTAACGCCTTCAATCTCTGTGCCGGAGTTGTTTAGGCCCCAGGCATAAAGCTGTGTTTGGGCTATGTACTTTTGTAATGTGTATTGACTTGAAGTGTCCTTGCCATCTGGGTTGTCGAGAACTCTTTGCAGCTTTCTCGACTTGTCCCGGGTGGAAGTTTTCCAGTCTATCAGGTGCTTTTGTTTTACCAGTGCCAGGTCTGGCTTACTGGAAATTGTGCCGTAGCCCTCGAGCTCGCCAAGGTGAATCTTCTGCTCCACCCTTGCGCCCTCAAGCTCCGGGAAATCTTTTACGTCTACCTTTGAGATTGTTTCCTCAAGCAGCAAGTGGGTCGCTGTCCCAATCTTGCCCCCAAGCCAGTACTTCATCTTCGCTTCCTGGCTCCCAGTCAGGGCCATCGCCAGATGGTATGTACATGGATCCGAAATCTGACTCGCCCCAATCTTCTTCTGCTTGTCCCTCTCCGTTTCGTGTGTCAGCAAACGAATCGTCAAGCTCTGAATCTCGTCCTGTCTCAGCATTTCCAAATCTCTCCTTATGTTTTTTACGTATTTGTCTTGGTGTCATTCCAGCCCACAAGCCGTAAGTTGGATTCAATTCTATTGTGTAGTCGGCACAAAGGTCAAGAACTGGGCATCTTTGGCAAACCGTTTTGAGAAACTCATAATCAGTCGCAGCTCCATGCGCACTAATCTCGTCTGGCACAAACAAGTTTGGATACTGGGAGCACTCAACTCCGCCATTTTCTTTTACTGCTCTAAAGAACTTCTCTGCCGTTCTGTGGCTAACCTTTGCCATCTCTCTCCTTTTGTTTCAATCACCAAAGGTGATTTTGTTTCCGCGACATATTTACTCCGCCCCAAATACCATACTCTTCTTCGTTTGCAATTGCAAATTCATAACACAACTTAATGAGAGGGCACTTGTAACAAAGTTGCTCGGCTTCTTCATCGCTGAGTATGTTGCTTTCATTGTCGTCCCAATAGTCTGTATAAAAATACGGATTGTCTTTGCAGTTGTATGTCGCTACTTCTTCTTGTGCCTCAGATAATTTAGTCCAAGCTGCAATAGCCGACTTCTTGATTCCAATCGCATTGGCTTCTTGAGCATCGGCCATTTACTATCCCAACTGGTCTATAGATATTCATCATTTTGGTCTTCAAGCTCTGGGGCATACATCAGCCTTACAAGCACTCCGACACCAGCTATTATGAGCCAAGTTCCCAGAAAAGAGAGCAACAAAACACCAAAAGTTTCCATTATCACCACCCCCTACTTCATCTTTAGCAAAACTATGGCTAGAAGTAGCGTATTTACTACTGTCAGCATAGTTAGGTATTCAATCACGCTGACCTTCTTTGATTAGTCTTTCGACCTCTTTGATTATGAAATAGGCTGGCACACTGGGCCATTTGGTGGCATCTGCCTTTGCATCCTGTATGTAGCGCAAAATGCGATTCTGCTCAGAAACTCTACCTGACTCAAATGCCAGGTGGCTTGTGCGGTGGATAATCTCTTGTAACTGGCTCACT